CTGGGTTTACCCCAATGGTCGCACCCGAAATGGGTGCGGCTGGGTATCAACGGTCTTGAAGAGTACGCCCGCCACTTTAACTGCGTGACGCGGTAATTTTTAAAATCACTAAAGAACGCCCAAGAGCATGTGTTTTCTTTAGGTTAATCAGTGCATTATAAGACGCCTCCATATGAAATTCGGTTAAGTTCATATGAGTTAAAATGTCCCAACCATGCCCCAAAACTGGCATTTATGCCCCATACATGCCCCAAAAACCTTCCTTAAAAAGCTACGTGCCCAACCGTTGACACTGTATAAATAAACAGTATAAATTGCGTGCAAAATCATTGTTGCTTTGGAGGCGGTATGTTCGTTGAGTTGGTGTACGACAAACGGAATGTTGAAGGATTAACAGGTGCCAGAGAAATAATTCTGAATGAGTTAACAAAGCGAGTGCACCGGATCTTTCCGGATGCAGAAGTGAAGGTTAAGCCGATGCAGGCGAACGGCTTAAACAGCGATGCCAGCAAAAGCGATCGGGAGAAGCTGAACCGCATGCTGGAGGAAATGTTTGAAGAATCCGATATGTGGTTAGTTTCGGAGTAGTGCCAGCTTTTACCAAGTCCTTTTCATACCTTTCTGGATACGGGAAACCAAATTCCCGTATTGGATGAACCATTGCCGCCCTTTTTTAAAGCTGCTCTACCAGCGGATAAAAATTATGATCCTCGCGCTGCATTCGTTCATGCACCTTGCGCAACACTACATTCGCGTCGCGGCGAAATGCCTCGTCACAATTGATAAGCTTATTTGCCGTATTCCAGCGACGGGAAAACTTTTCATACTCGGCAACAATATCAGCCATCTCGCGCTGAAAATTTACGCTCATTGTTTTTAGCTTTTGATCGTTCACCTTTTCCAGATAAGGATATAAAAACTGATCTTCGGCAGAAAGGTGTACTTTAATCACAGAACTCATACTGATAACGGTTTGAGCGATTTCTTGCGCATGAGCCGTCACACCCGCCCGGCTAAGCTCCCTGAGGCGGCTAATTTTATGGATAATCTCGGCATGCTGGATCTTCATTTTATCAATATTCACTGGGGAATCCCTTAATGAGCTTTGCAATTTATAACATATATATTAAATACATCTTTAAAAATAAGCAACCTGAGTTGTTTTTATTAAATTTTATAAATTTACGTTATGTAAATACATAATAAACAAAATTTGAATGCAAATATAAAGAGATCTATTGCCAATCTTCGGAATTTTTCTATCGTACATATGTCTCAAAACTGCGCCAATGCCGCCTCAGGAGATATCGCAGCATCAGTGCTGTTGATAAAGTGCGTCACCCGCCTCATAACCTCAGCCTCTTCAGCTGCATCACCTTCGATCGCTTCGCCGTCATCCGTGATTAACGCTTTACCCCTAAGCTTCGCAAACTGCGTCCGACCTCCGGACAGAATCAACAGCGCATCACCCTGCTGTGGGCGCGTGACCGGGACGATGATCGCATAACCCGCCGACGTCTCGAGGATGCGACTGTCGGGAGTCATGCAGACACTGGCTGGCGTAACCCGCTGCTCTATATAGTCGGTAGCTGGTGAGGCGAAGCCCATTAGTGAACCCTCCCCATATTGCGCAGGATCCACAGGCGGTTCTCGCTCAGGTCTGTAGTCTTGTCGGCGAAGTCGGGCTGATAGCGCTCTATCCACTCGTTGGCGTCGGCCCGGCTGAAATGCCAGTGAACCTTTGGTAACTCGCGGATAAAGTCTTCAGTGCGCAAGCACCGGTAGCCCTTGGGGTTTAGCTGTATTGCTGCCACAAATGCGGCGTGAATGTCATATTGTGTGGCATGATAACCTCGGAATGACACTGTGTATACATACAGCACAAACAACCGACGTTATCGCTCAAGTTAGCTTGATGACCATATAAATTTGGATGGCCTTGATAGCTATACCCACCCTTTAACCTTCAGAAACTTAGCAACAAATTCAGCATTAACTTCAGTGCCTGCATGCAGAGCATCTGGTTTTTTTGTAGCGGATGGGTGTAATTCGTCCGCTCTGAGGGAGGATGGAGTCAAGCCATTGGCAATGTCTTTGAGGTCTTGTTCGTTGGATGGATTGTGATGGTCCATAAAGTTTTGAAGCAAGTCAGCCCCGTCAATTTCGCAATAGTTTTCAGGCCAGGCTTCCTTATACAGGCGATTGATCAAGGCTATCTCTTCCGCACCCTTAGTCCCTTTTGGCTCATAAGTAGCCGGGAATTCTGGGAGGACAACAAATCGATTATTCCCCTTCTCCATTCTTGCAACTATTGCCCTCGCATCTCTCATAATCTCATCTGGTTGAGTGGAGTTGTTCCTCCCTAGCCAAAGAAGGTAGATGGATTCAGGGTGCTCAGGATAGCTGAACCGCTCGGGTACGTTTTCAGTAGCGACGGTGGTCATTGGATAGATAACAAGTGATAAAGGCTTACTTAGAGGCGTGGTGGGGCTACCCTGGTCAGGCGTGAATGTTACTTCTTTCCCGTTCCAGTCTAGAACCCCGCTCTTCCCAGCAATTTCGCATGACAGATGAAACCAATCAGCAGCATAGTTCCCCCACATGCGGAGCGGTCCGGGGACATTGGGAGTTAGTAAATTTTTTCTGCCACTCATAATTACACCATCTACCGAGGCGTATTTAATATGATAGGCACCATTACGTAATGCGATGCTTTCAGAGGTAGCGCCTGAAAGACCAAAATTGAACACTTTACAACCAGTGTGCTCAATCAACCTGCTTGAAAATGTATTGTTGTTTCCAAAGAATGAGTGCCCCCATAAAGAGATCGTTTTTTTTGCTGCACGTCCTTGGCTCCATCCCATCCCCGCTCCAGTCAAGGCTGCCACACCTAAAGAAAGACCTATAAATTCCCTTCTGTTCATTGCCATCTCTAAAGCTTCTCCGAGGAAGATGTCAAAAATGTGATGATATCAGACAATACTCATTGAAGTTTAACGTTTAGATACTTTGGAGTGGTTTACAAATGTTGGCCCCTGTATAGAATGTTATTCCTACGAATATCAAGAAGGCGTCTTCTGTACTTGCTTTACTTAGATGCGCTCAATATCTGGAACAATAATGCATGAAATTTAGGCATGATATTAATGGGTTAAGGGCAATAGCTGTGATGGCTGTGGTGCTTTTTCACTTCAAGCCATCCATGTTGCCTGGCGGTTTTGTGGGTGTAGATGTTTTCTTTGTGATATCGGGCTTTTTAATGACATCAATAATTTTTGGTGGCATAGAAAAAGGTAGTTTCAATATCATTAAGTTTTATTGCGCAAGAGCCAACAGGATAATACCAGCACTTTCTATTCTCTGCTTATTCCTGTTAATATATGGATGGTTTAATTTAACTCCCAATGATTATAAAACATTAGGGAGGCATGTAGCTGGCAGCATATCCTTCATATCAAACATGATATATATGGGGGAAACAGGTTATTTTGATACGTCTGCGCATGAAAAATGGCTGCTGCATACCTGGTCTCTTTCTGTTGAGTGGCAGTTTTACATTATATACCCAATCATGATAGTGTGTTTAGGAAAAAAACTATCAATTGAAAAAATAAAAATAAGCTTGATATTGATGTTTACTTTAAGCCTAGCTATAGCCATTTACGCGTCGCTTGCTAACTCTGCTGTAGGTTATTACTTCATACCGATGAGGGCATGGGAAATGATTGCTGGCGGATTGGCTTATCTTTACCCATTAAAAAACAGGGATAGTATCAGAGCGCCACTTTACTATGTTGGGATAGCCTCAATCATTCTATCTTGTTTTATTTTTTCAGAAGAAACGGCGTGGCCTGGTTACTATACTCTACTGCCAACTCTAGGTGCTTATCTAATTATTCTTGCTGGATGCAATGATAATAAAGTAACCTCAAACAAAATTTCTTTCTACATCGGAAAATGGTCATATTCAATTTATTTGTGGCACTGGCCCATCGTTGTATATTTATACATTAACCAACTTTCATATTACTTTGTCTATGGCATTTTGGCGTCAATTGTTCTTGGTGCGATCAGTTATATAACAATTGAAAAAAGAGAATTTATTTCTGTTGATAGTGTAAGTAAGTTATGGAAGATAAAACCTATTTATATAGCTTTGGTTGCATTATTCCCATCACTTTTTGTTCTAAATTCTAGTGGTGCTGATTACAAATTTAGATATGGAGCATCGTCAGAGACACAGGCTTTCTTGAATGAATATGCGGTCAAACATTACTACTTAAAAGAAGCTTACTGGTTAAAGTGTAATTCTTATGAATCTTTGACTGTTAAAAAGAGCTTAGAAGTATCTCCTGAATGCATAACCAAGAGCGGAGATGGTGGAGTTTTCTTGTGGGGGGATTCTCATGCTGAGGCATGGTCTTTGGGTATAAGAACATTGCTCAATGGGAGGGTTCCTTTTTATCAAAAAACCTCTGCAGGGTGCTATCCATCCCTACGTGATTCTACAATACAAACTGGCGACTTTAAGGTGGCCTGCGATAGCTCAAACAAAGCAGCCCTCTTGAGTATAGAAAAAATCAAGCCTACTACGGTGATTATCGCTCAGCACGATAACCATGAATTGACCAACTGGAAAGAGATAGTTCTAACTTTAAAAGGCTTCGGAGTGAAGAATGTGGTTGTTATGGGGCCATTGCCACAATGGGACCCATCGCTTCCAAAAGTGATAATCAAGTCCACTCACTGGAAAGGAAAAGATCAGTATGTAACTGATGAAGGGCTAAGTGAAAGGCCATTTAAATCAGATTTATACATGAAAAGCATTGCAAATGATGCTGGATTTATTTACATATCTGCGACTGACAAGCTTTGCCATAAGGAAGCCGGATATAACCACTGCTTGGCTCGCCTTTCAAGCGGTGAGTTGACAGCGGTAGACTATGGACATCTAACTCAAGAAGCGTCTGTTTATGCTGCTGAAGAAATAATAAAGCCGAAGCTTGGTACAATTCTTTAGATAATAAAGCCCCTTTGGGGCTTTATTTAAAAATTCCTTGATGACCACTGTATGGATATCGTAACTGTGGCGTTAACATCGACTCGCCTGATCATGATCTGCACTCCTTTTAATGTTTTATAAATAGTGGTTTTAAAGGAGTTGCAGATCAGGGAGGTTTACACAGCCGGCTGTTCCGGCCAGATAATATCAGGCGCAGTGGTGACTTCTACCGCCTCCAGAGCATCCAGGTAATCAAGCCACTCGTTATACCTGGTCAACTCATCGCCCTTCAGACGACCGATCGCCGCCTTTCCCGGCCACTGCTTGCTGTTGATGAAGGTATTTGCCTGATCAATCTTCCCTTGCTTTTCCGCGTCAGCAGCGGCCACCTGTTCTTCATGAGACGGTGGTGGAATATCGGCCCAGCATGGATACCCATTTTCATTGGCTATCCTTATCTTTCCCTCAGGTGCGACAAGGAACGCTGAGTAGGTTTGTTCATCCACATCCACCCCTGTTTCAGGCCACGACCCTGTTGCCTCATAACTTTCTTTCAAACTATATGGGTAAAATGCGTTTGAAGCCGGATCATATTTATAGATATTCATCATACCCCCAAAGCGATATAAGCCTGAGGAACGCCCGGGGCTTTATCTGCGTTAAAAGTGAAACCATTTTTTTGATAATTATTCGCGGCCAGAAACGCACCAGAACTACCTGCAGCCCCGAGGGTGACGACAAACGGACCTTGCGGGAATGGTATGGGAAAACTAACAAATACACCGCTAACAGTCGGCGTCGCCATGCCTTGCTGGATAATTAAACCACCAGGCAACTTTTGATATCCATTTACAGCCAATGATGATGCGAAAGCACTCATGTCAGGCACTTGGCCCGCGCCAACACCTATGTTTGTACGGGCCAGAAACAATGCCTTCAGCGCAGTTAAGACCTGGTTGCGTTTTGATTTATCTAACGCGGTTGCAGCCGCTTCAACAATACCGGCTAATTCTTCCTGCAGCATGTCAAAGTAATCGTCATCCAGATCAGTAGCTGGTGTGCCTGTTTGCGGATTACCACGGGTAAAACCGTTCTTTCCCACGCCAAATTTATCTTTCTGCGCAGTAGATGTGTCGATACGATGCATAATTTCTCCGGTTAAGGATATTTGAAAAGTACGTAGGTGTGGGACGGGCAGAGTTTGCTAATTACGCATTCAGCAACCGTGTCGCCCCAGTAACGAACTGGTGTGTCGCAGTCATCTGTACATGTCATCCAGGTGGCATCCGTAGCGGCTGGCATATTTACCTGCCAGTAGTAACGCCATTCGGTGGAATACACGGCCTCAGTGCAGGCGGAGGTGCATTTAAACGGGCCCTTGTTGTATCGGGTTATCGTCGCTCCTGGCTTACCCAAAGCAGCCAGCTGATCGAGATAAAACCTCTCGTTGATGCCACCGATTAAATTTACCTTTGCGTCTAGCCTGTTCTGCCGCTGCTGCAGTGTCTGCGTCCCAGTGGGAATGCATTCGTCTGGAAGGCCGCAACACGTTTCCCAGCGGTTTATCAGCTCGGTGGTGGTGCGCGGATCAACCTCCAGCATCAAATCATCGGCCCGCTGGTGAGCCCGTCGCAAAGAGGGGGCCGCGCCGATATTTGCCGGATCGTCAGCGGACCATGCCGGACCAGGTGGCAGTAGCGCTGACATCAAATTGATATAGTCGTCATCAGTCACGTCCATGCGAGCGTCCCCAGTATGGCCAGTTCGTTTTTCGCGATCAAAATATTGGCAGTCGGGGCCACCAGAACATGGCTGTGCTCGCCTGCAGCAATGGAAATAGCCTCGTTTATCCTGGATAGCTCCAGTTCGCCCTCAGGGTAACCGTCCCTCAACAGAAACGAGCGCAACTCCGCTGTCACCGCCGCCCGGACTTCAGGCGTGTCAGGTGTTAGGCGTATCCTGAAATCAACGTTGTGGGCAACTGGCGCGAATGGATACAGATCGGCCCCGGCAACAGGTGCAAGCGGAGCAATGTGGGCTTTTACCGCTGCAACAGTCGCGGTATCGGGGATAGGGTTGATGGGATCATCACTGGCCACCATCACGCCAACCGTACCGGCCCCCATCCAGTGCCGGTAGGTCCAGGCCCTGGTTATGCCCTGCACTTCTTTAGCCCATACGACATAATCACCATCCGCACCGCCTAATGGTGTCCAGTAGTAACGCTCCAGAACGCGGGAGCGCCAGGTCTCCAGTTCTTCAATATCGAATCCACCAGCAACAGAGTCAGCCACGCCAGAAGACGGCAGGCCATTCACAGGCGTTACCAGATACAGCGCAGCGCCATCGTCAATCTCACCTACGCGCCCGGTCACACTGCACACCACTGGCGCGCGCAGAACGCCGCCCGCGCTGGTCGCGTCCGCTGTGGTGGCGTACTGAATCAGGTCGTCGCGTTGAATGACAGCGCCGGCCTTAACCGTAATGCCGTTCGTCACGCCATCCCAGCGCATAAACCCGGCCGAGGCCGTGGGTGTTTTCCGGGGGCAGCGCTTCATGGCGGCATGCCTTTCCAGCCAGGCTTCATCGCATTTATCCGGCAGCATGTTCAGCGCCAGATAATCGATGTAGCCGTACACAGTATGCAGAGCGGCCGCATACACTTTCGCCCTCACGTCTTCATCCATACGCCTGATGGTGTCGCTCGCGTCCAGGCGGGAAAAGAGGTCGGTGCGGAGCATGCTGATATTTTCGGCCAGCGTCGGACGCTGGAATTCGCTGTCAGCCATTAGTGATCGCACTCCATAGATCGTCAAAAGAAATCGTCGTGGGCTGGTTGTAGCGCCACAGCGTTATGCTGTTACCCAGTTCGTTGATGCCGGTACGCTGAATGAGGAGATCAATCTTTGAAACAACGCCGTCGTCAATCATCCACTGCAGCGCTTCGTTGATATACGTCCTGGCGATCAGCGCGGTCTGATTGGTCAGCTTCTGACGCTGGAGAAGCCAGAGACGCGAGCCGTAACGATCGTTCTGAACAGCCGGCCAGGTATCGCCCCACCATCCATTAGGCTGATCGGCATTATCATCCGGCTGCGCGCGGCGCCAGGTGAATAGTGAAATCACGACAGCGCGGGCGAGTAAATCCATTGGGGCACTCGCTGAAACACTTACCCCGTTTACGGTTAGCCACAGGTCCATATTTACGCCCCCATTTGATTGTCCGGCGCGTCTGTTTTGTTACCGTTCTCTTCGTGTTTATGGCCGTTGTAGGTAAGACGCATCTCCGCCATCGTGACGCCGGTTGTATCGCAATGGTCTTTGATCTGGCCTGTCGATTCGATGTCCATTTCGAACCGGGCTTTTGGTGCGTTCCGGAAGGTAATGGTACTTCCGCCGCCGTCGACGACGATACCGCTGCGCGTCAGCGTGACTGACTGCCCCAGATCGTCATAAATGGCGACTTCACCGGGCTTAAGTGACCTGATGCGATAGCGGCGATCAGACACGGCGACCGCTACTGCATGTGAGCGATCAGCGGCAGGAAACAGAATCAGAGCTTCTGCACCTGGCTTCGCGTGTGATGTAAACCCGTACGCCTCCAGATGCTCAATGCCGCCCTTTTGCTCACCTGCGAGTAGCTCAACATCCACGGTCTGGCATTTAGAACCAGGCTTAACGCTGTCGACCACAGCACGGCAAATCAGACTAAGTAGCTGCCGTTGAAATTGTTGAAAGTTACGCATCAGAAAGGGGCCTCCGCGGCTTTTTTCTTTTTCCGCCGTTTAGGATCGGCGGGTTCTGGCAGGTACGCATCCGGCGGGCCGACACGCAATTCGGTGATCGTGCCGTTGCTGTCTTTGGTGAATGACACCTCCGAAATCAGCAGTTCGCGATTGTTAAACCCGCAGACGGGGTCAAAAACGATCACACGCTGGTTAGGCTGCCAGAGAGAGCCGTCACCCTGGCGCCACCCCCATACGGTGTACGTTGTCTCGTCCGTTCGCGCGGCGCGCTGGCGCGCTTCGAAATCAGCCCGGGCAATGCAACTGGCCCCTGTCGCCTGTCCAGTCTGCTGAACGACCATTGGCCGGTACCGCCCGATCCCGGCATCTTCTGTTTTCGCCCGGAGAGCGGTTGTGGTAGCCGCGCCGAAGTCGTCATCATTACCGGCGCGCTGACCGGAAACCTGATACGTTGAGAAACGGTCTCTGATACTTTTTTCGGTATCACAGGAAATAATGTTCTGGCCGAGAACGAGCGCGGTATGCGCCCGCGTAGCCCCTATCCCGCCAATCACCAGGCGTCCTTTTGGATCGTCATAGGCCAGCGCCTGCTGCTGGCCCAGCACCTTATTCAGTACCTCGATAACCGTTTCGCCGTGATCCGGCTGCACGCCCGGAATAACGTCAGTGGGTGCGCCGGTATTGACGACTTCAATACCAAACGGCTTAGCCAGTGCAGCGGCTACCTGAACCAGCGACTGCCCGTTGAATTGCGTCGGTTCTGCGGCGCAGTCGATCAGATCTGCGGTCAGGCTGCGCCCGCTGATTCCAACGCGGACAGAGCGGGCATCGTAGCGAACGGGGGTGGCCTCTATCCAGCCGGTGATCACCAGGTCGGTGCCAATCAAAACCTCAACCCGGTCACCACCTTTCACTTTTGGCCGGAATGTGTCGCTGCTCTCTCCGGGCCACTGCCGTGTTATTTCAACACTGAAATCCCGGGAAAGTCGTTCAACACCAGCGCCGATCCTGACTGAGGTCCAGCCCCCCCACTCCCGGCCGTTAATACGTAGCGTAACGTTGTCATCCATACTTACGCCCAGACACGCGAGGGTGATTTAGGTTCGATGATAAAAGGCAATAATTCCGGGAATTTGATGCGGTCATCAATAATGCGAATATTTGTATGCCATCCTTCATCGGCTATATATTCGGGCTCTTCAGCGCTCTCATTAACCACTGAATAAATTACGCCAACTATATCGAGACATACATCCTGATGAAATAAACACCCGTCGTTTTCTTCAAACCCAGATTTAAGTAATTGATGGCGCATTTCTTCTTTACTGCTGAATCGCAGGTAAATATCTCGCATTAGCGTAACCCTTTAATTTGAAAATCAGACAGCACACGATGCCAGATGCGCAGATTACGGATGTGGCCGTTTAGCATCGTTTGACCCGGCGCTGTTGCTCCGGCCGCAGCTCTACCCAAAAATATGAGTGTATTAACAGATGAAGTTGTTCCAGGAGTTGGCCGCGATGCTGCCGTCGGAGTGCTGGGGTTGCCGCCATCGATAATACTTTTGTTATTCTGAGTATCCGTTACAGATACCACTCGGTGAACCTTCCCATCATCAATTCGTCCGCTATAAAAGTTATAGCTTCTGGCACCATACGCGAAAGCAAGCCTGCCAGATTGCGTGGTTGACGAATCAATCATCATATCTGCATATTCCGTGCTTGATGGATAGAATGCGATTACGCCCCGCCGGTTACTCGAAATTCCATCTGACGCCGTCAGTCCGTTGCAGTGCAGTTCAAGAGCAATGGTTATTGGTCCCCACCAGTTATCATTACCTGAACGTTGCAGTGTGGGGTCGTCAGCGGCACGGGTTACTGTTGCGGTTGTTGTCGGAATAAAGCTACTCATATTGGGGGTTTCTTCTATTTGCACTCCCCATGCATATACACTTTTAACTCCATCACCCTGAACAGGAGAAGTATTAAGATTCTCTGATATCCATATGTTGAAGTACGCATTACCCGTTGCAACCATGACCTCAGATATGACTGAAATACGCCACCAGCCGTTAGCCATTTTGGTAATGCTCGGCTCACCTCCTGTTCCCGTATTACCGGTGGCTGTGATCTGGCCTGTCAGTAGATCAAATGTGTAGCTTTTACTATTAACTATAACGCCGCTTGAAAAGCTAAGTCTTACTTCCGTGAATTCTGAAGCTTTTACGAAAACACTGAGTGTGTATACGCTACCAGCATTTACAGATAGCATTTTGTTCAGGTAATGAGCGCTGGATGAATTGTCCGCCACAAGCTTGCAGGCGTTTTTGCTCCCATCGGGGGCATCGTAGCCTGATACTGCTGTGATACGGGTTTTATTCCAGAATGAATTCGACAAGTCCATTGAGTAGAGGGCCAGGTTTGTACCAGCACCTTCGATTAATAATCCTTCTTTCTCAAACCGAGGTTCGTTAATAGCGGCAGTGCGCAGCACTCCTGATTTATCGATATATGTGGCCGTGGTTGCCCGGGTGAGCGTCAATGACTTTGTTGGTAGCGTGTAACTGGTGCCGGGAATTATGTCCGCTGGCGCAAACCCGGCCAGCAGGCGCAGATCATCATTGAGCGGAGCCCAGACGTCCGGTAAAGGGGGGGCGTCATAGCCAACAGCTGAGTTAGCAGCATCAACAGCACTCTGCGCGGCTGCCTGCTGCGCGGTAAGGGCTTGTTGAGCAGCTGCAGATGCCTGCGCCGCAGCTTGGGCCGGTTTTACAGTGACGGCATCAATAGCGCGCTTCAACCTTTCGGCAAGGCTTGGTTGAGCTGCGCCTATTGGCATTTCGATCACTTTACCTTCCGGCTCAGTCAATACTTTTTCAAATGCCGAAACGGCTGCATTCAGGCGATTAACCGCTGAATCACCTTCAGTAAACTGGGACATGTTGACTCCTAAAATCCTAATGAACAGGCTTTCTCCACTGCGATCGCCCACCGCAACCAGTCGCTGGTCTTAACCGCATAGAGCTGGTCCTGATCAGCAAGTTGGTTGACCCGCCACGCCAGCTGGCGCGTCGACAATTTAAGTGGCCTCAAAGGTACGAATCCGGGATGTGCAATACCGTTGCGCTGGACAATTTCGGTGGCACGGCTGGCGTCGTCGTATACACGCGCAGCCAGAACGACGGCAGGCTCTATTCCAACCGGCAGCACTGTTATGGTTCTGTCTGTCTGCCTCAGTCGCTGGGTCAGGTCGGCATTCAGATCTGATTTGAGACGGCGCAGTGCTGTGAATACGCGATCGTCAGTCGTCCGCTCCATCTCTTTAACAATCGCCTGGTTCAGGGTGTCGCGAACTACAGTGAGTTCATCCCAGGACGGTGCATCAGGAGTGACTGTGTTCGCCGGCGCGTTGTTCAGTGCCGGGTGAGTGACATTCGCCACAATCGCGGGACTTTGTCCGGAAGAGCCGGCAGAGGTAACCGCTGACGGAGCAGGCAGAATCGTTACGGTGTAAACCGCCTCGCTTAAGGCTGTAGTACGGATCGCGCTCGCAACATAGTTTCTCTGCTCTGTTTTTGACTTTGTGCTCTGGCTGTCAGTTTTCCACACACCTCTGGGGGCCAGGTCTTTTCCAAGACTGATCCCTGAAAGAGTTTTTGCCATCGTGATCAGATCGCTGGAATTGCCGTACAGCCTGTTGCCCGTACGCCACATTTTTTGCAGCGACTCAATAAAGCCCTTACCTGATGACGGAGGGGGAAGCAGCACCGAGATATCCCCCTGGAGAAGCCGCGCTCCCGCGGAAACGCCATCGTCGATCATCTTCATGGCGTCTGAGACATAGCCAATCATTCCGTTGGCCTGGCCAATAACGTCCTGCTGAACGAAGTCAGCCATGCCATCCATGCCAAACCCGTCGAATGCATCACTGATGCAGCTGTCGAACGCCGAGCATGAAGACTCAAGCATCTGGGCGGTGGCCGCGCCAGACGTTGGATAAGCCAGCTCACCTGCCTCCACGAATCGCAGGTCAAAGCGGACCATGCGGCCCTCTGTCTTGGCTGTGCTGACCCTGATCTCGCCATCAACGCAAACGCTGA